TTGATTGTTGGTGTTTTTGTTGGTTGAGTTGAATGTTGCATATGGTGTTCCTTTATTTGTTGAATTTAAATTTATAATTATATGTAGTATATAATTAATGTATAGAGAAAATTACGCTTGGGTAATTTTTGTGTGTATATAGGAGAAGATGTAGGAGGAAAGAGGGGGTAAGATATAGGTATGATGGTATAGATATATAAAACCTTCTTTATTCTCTCTCCCACGCACCCATACTCCCCTCATAGAAACCGAGGGCTTAAACAATGGATAAAAGAGAATTAACTAAGTTATTAAAAGAGAAGCAAAAACGTGGAAAGTTAGATGAATACAAAAATGACTTTGCTGCTTTTGCTGAACAGCAGATTAAGATTATTACTAAGGATGCATCGCAGGGCTTTGTACCTTTTAAACTTAACGAATGTCAAAAGATAATTACAGAAAAATTAAATGAACAACTAAAAAAGACTGGAAAGGTTAGAGCTATTATACTCAAAGCTAGGCAGCAGGGTATTTCTACCTATTGCGCTGGTAGAGTATTTTGGAAATCTTACTTTACTCCTTATGCTAGATCAGTTGTTATGGCTCATGACTCTGCTACCTCAGATGCTTTGTTTGCTCTTAGTAAAAACTTAATTAAGCAGATAGATGGTGATTTGTCACCTACGGAGTTACGCTCAAATGCTAAAGAGATTATTATTAATAGTCCAGCTATGCCTGACAAGGATGCAACAGCGTCCTATAGATTATATACAGCAGGTTCGCCAGAGGCAGGTAGAGGAACAACACCGACTATAGCTCATTTGTCAGAGATTGCTTTCTGGCAACATGATGAGAAGATCTTAGCTGGTTTGTTTCAAGGTATATCTGCAGCTGAAGGTACTGAGGTTATACTAGAGTCGACAGCCAATGGTGCTCAAGGGGAGTTTTATAGGTTGTGGAAGGGTGCGTGCAATAATGAGAATGAATATGTACCAATTTTTCTTCCTTGGTATATCACAGATGAATATAGAAGAACAGCACCAGAGGCTATGGAATTAACTATAGAGGAAGAAGCGCTAGTAGAAAAGTACGGATTAGATAATGACCAACTATATTGGAGAAGACTTAAGATTGCCGAAGGTGGAGAGCTTAAGTTTAAACAAGAATACCCAGCAACAGCTGACGAAGCGTTTATTGTTAGTGGATCTAACGTCTTCAACTTGGAGCGCTTGGATGCCTTACTGCCAAAACCACATCAAAGAAGATCAGAGTGGGACCCACACAGCAAGATGCTTGACGAACATAGAGAAGGAAACCTCTACGTATACGACTTTCCTAAGTGGGAAGAGCCCTACGTTATAGGGGCAGATGTCTGTTTAGGCGTAGGTCAAGACTATTCTGCTTGTGTTGTTATGAATAAGCAGCGAGAAGTGGTAGCAACTTACAGGAATAACCGTATTGACCCCTCAATGTGGGGAGAACTCCTGTTTTATCTAGGTAGATACTACAATAATGCGCTACTCGCAGTAGAATCTAACTCAATGGGCATTGCAACCCTGCAAAAGCTGGAGTCAATGGACTATATTAACCTATATAGGCAGACTAAGATCGCTAATGTAAGCAATGAAGAGGGAACTAGGCTAGGATTTAGGACTACAACAGGTACTAAGCCGGCAATTATAGGAAATTTAAAGAACCTTATAGAAAACGAGGAGATAATGATACCTTCCCCGCAGTTAATACAGGAGCTGAAGGAGTATATATCTACCGAAACCGGAAAAACGGAGGCGGCGCCCGGATGTTACGACGATATGGTTATATCATTAGCTATATGCGCAGAAGTTTTGCGTACACACTGGGATAGGTTAACAACTAGAAATATAAGTTTTACACAGAGGACAGCAGATTGGGAACCAGACAACACAAAGTGGTTATAGTCGAACATGAGGAGCAGATAGCTAACACGTTAATAGACTATTATTTAGAAGGAATAGTGCCAATAAACACTGTTAATATTATAGAGGATATTAATCAAGAACCTATTTTTCAAATGAAGTGGTTCAACTGTTAGTATGCTCTCCTTATAGAAACAATAAACCTAGGAGGTACACAATGTATTTTGTATTAGCATTGTTGTGTACTGACTTAGATCAAATGTGCATGATAAAAGCATATCCAGATATATTACCAAGCTACCAAGCTTGTGAAGTAACTAAACAAACAGTTAATAAAAAGATATGGGAGTTCGCCCCAGATAATGCTTCATCAGTAAAGACCTGGTGCTTTGCATTACCGGAGGACACTTAATGGCTAAGAATGAAAAGAGCATAATGATTTTTGTCGCAATTGCAATAACTATATTTATACTATGTGTTAGATCTGCAAGTGCGGAGGGTTGTGATAGTGCAACTAATGCTAACTGTATAGAGACTAATAGTAATACAAACTCTAATGTTAACTCTAATATGTCATCAGAGACTACAGTTAAGTCACCGCCACCATCAGCTATGTCACCAAATATCAGTGCATCAAACTCTGATCTTTGTACAGTTGGTGTAAGTGGTGCAGTTCAGACACAGATATTAGGTATATCTGCAGGTAAAACTGTACGTGATATGAATTGTGAAAGACTTAAAAATGCTAAGGTATTATATGATATGGGGATGAAGGTGGCAGCTGTATCTGTAATGTGCCAAGATAAACGAATTTTTACAAGTATGCTTAATGCAGGAACTCCTTGTCCGTTCGATGGACTTGTAGGTCAACCAGCAAAAGAAGCATGGAAGAATAACCCACAGCTAGTACCAGGTGCTAAGTCTGGATCTGCAAAGGAGTGGTCGGATGATGATAAGAATACTGCCAAAGGTGCTGCTGGCATCGGTGGTTTGCTTGCACTCCTCTTACTGCTTATCTGAGGTACTGTACGGAAGAACTGATAATGTAACTACAAGAGGTTACAACTGGGCTATGACTAAAGTATTACCAGCTGAATCAGGATTAAAAGTACAGGGTGTATACCACAGATACACAATTACTAAAGAGAAAGGTGCAGATGCTACAGTCTCTATAGTAAACAAGAATGCGAATAGTGCAGGTAATATATATGAACGTCATGATAACTGGGATAAAATACCCGGTAATACTAAGATAGGCTTTGATACTGTAACACCTTCTTTAGGTACGTCATGGGGAGATGGAAGTATATCTGTCGATGGTGATGGTACTTTAAGCGATGTTATAATTGCTTATAATTATAAATATGATACGTGTAATATACCTTTAACTGATTCTTCTTGTCCGGGGTATGAAGATGCCCTTATGAAGTATCTTCTTGATAATGGTTTAATAGATAGTGAACCAGATATAAATGATCCTTATTATGATGACTGGGTACAATTTCAGTTAGATCAGAAAGCAGAAACTGAAGAGGAAGAAGGTGTAGAAGAAGAAAAGGATAAAGAGGAAGAAGAAGAACAAGAGTTAAAAATAGAGAAAGCACTTGCGATAGCAGGTGCGGCTGAACAAATTGCGAACCCAACAAGACAGTTATTAATGATGACGCAGATGATGTCAGCAGGAACCCTAGATGGATACTATGGAGCAACGATAAACGGTGGAACTTATGAAGACACTGTTGAGTTAGAAGATGGTATTATTATAGATAATTTTAAAGCATTGAGAAACCTTGCACAAGATAAGGTTCATAGAACAATGGTTCGCTCTCAATATGAATAAATGGAGATAAAGTATGGCAGCACCAATAGCAGCAGCAGCAATAGCAACCGTTGTTCGGTTTTTAGCAAAACATGGAGTTAAAAAAGCAACACAAAAATATGGTAAATCAACTGTAATGAGAGCGCAAAGAAAAGCAAAACATTCTAATAAGGAAGATGGAATGAAGCGGTATAGAGGAGATGAGCAGTATTTTGCTAAAAATCCTGGTAGTGGAAAACCAAATAAATCTGGTTGGTTTAATGATTTTTAAAAATAAATGGAGATAACATGGATATTAAAACAATAACAGCGTTAGCGTTCTTAATGCCAGCCACTGCTGCAATGGCAGTTGACTCACCTATTACAGGTACAGTAGAACCTAAATGTTCAATATGGACAGAAACATCAGGTGTATATGGACATCCACTTCCATACAAACTAACTACAAAACCTGCAGATGGTGGAGTTAAAGCTAGTATACGTGTTGACATAGCACAAGCTGATTACTATAAAACAAAGTTTACACATCCAAACAGCTTCTCATCTAGTCCTGCATTGACAGATGCAGTCTCATGGACAGGAAGCACTGCAGTAGGAGCAGTAGGAGTAGCAGGGATGTCAGCTTATGAAGCTGCTAAAGTTACTTATAATAATGTTACAGAATTTAATATGACATTAGCAGGATCTACATGGTTTACTGTAGAGTCAGAAGCCAGCTATGGATCAACTAAGTCTTTACCAG